CCAATATTAGAATTTAAGGATACTGGGAAGGCTGCTGGAGAGCAAGGTTGCTCAGGGGGCTCTTGTGTATTTGGAGAGTAATGTTACGGAATTATGAAGTATCCGTACCCTATATGGAGGCTTGGGAACTACTTAAGTAAACTAAAGAAAACTAAAGAAGTAACTAAAGAGGAACTAAAGAAGTAACTAAAAGAAGAAACAAAAAATAACAATAATAAAGTAATACTTGAGTACTTAAGTATCTTTAGTAATACTTAAGTAACTCAAGGTTCCTTTAGTAATACTTAAGTAACTCAAGGTTCTATAGTTTGTTATTTTTATGTTTTTATTATAGTCTAGACTATATGAGTCTACACTATGTTAACAAAATATGAAGTATCCGTACCCTATATGGAGGCTTGGGAACTACTTAAGTAAACTAAAGAAAACTAAAGAAGTAACTAAAGAGGAACTAAAGAAGATAGAGGTATATAACGCTTAAGGGGGGGAGAAAACATAACTTTTATAAACGGGAAAAGAATAGAATACGGTTGGGTAAATAAGTCATTCAAAAATAATACTTTCGCAGGAATAAAAAACGGTGAAATAGTATGGATTGCTTACGATAAAGGTTTTAGTGATTCTGCTGGTTTTTACAGAATAAACTTTGAAAAAATTAAAAATGACATAGAATTTTCTCTCACTAAACCAAATAATGTATATCCACAACATGTGATAAAATTAAACATAAAACAAATAAATCATATTTATACTAAAGATTTTTTAAAAACGATTGCAATTCATTAAAAGGAGGTACAAGTATGGCTTTAGAAGATGACTTTTTAAATCAAGAGATATCTGAGGAAATCCAAGGATCCGATATAGTAATACCTTTGTACACTGTAGATTTCATAAAGCAACTCTATGATGCTTACCCTGAGAAATTCTTTGATGACTTTAGAAACATTGATGAATTTAAAGACTATCAGATAATCAGAAAATTTGTTGTTAAACTTAAGCGACAAATGGATATAGCAATAAAAAACAAAGAGAAACTAGGTGATCTCTGATGGGATGGCTAGCAGATCTATGGGGTGCAGTTACACCATGGACTACCTATCATGAGACACAGGAAGCAAAACAGAGATACAAAGGAGACTGGAATGCATTAACACCAGAGCAACAAGAGAAATATGCTTATTCATATGGTAACTGGTTTGGTTCTATGACTAAACATAATGAAGACTTATTTTACCAAAGTGATGAAGAGGCCCAAAAAGCTAAAGAGGATGCTCTTAAGGAACTCATGGCACCTCCAGCATCACCTTTTGATAACTATATGTATTCAAGATTAGGAGCCGAGAGTTTCATGTATAATCCAAATGCTACCAGGAGATACTCTAGGTTTCTAGATTGATGTGGTTTTTTGTTTCCTGCCTAGGACAAATGTGAGCCTGGGCCCAACATTCAAAGCGGTGGTTCCCTACCAAAGTAACACAAGTGGGAATTTTTGAATATCAGAGCTACAGGTCTCAGCACCTATAGTCAAATGTCTAATCTCCGTGTGGCTGACGGGATTTAAACGTATAATATCAGCCAATTACCACAGGTATGACCCAGGTTAATAGCCTGGGTTTTCTTATGTTGAAGGGAGGGTTCAAATGAAAACAAAAGTTAATGACATTGAGGCTCGGTTTATAACCTTAGATGCCCAAAGATCCTCGGTTTTACGGAGGGGTAGAGCTAATGCAAAACTCACAATACCAAGTGTTCTCCCTGAAGAAGGCCACAATGAATATAGTACCTTGGAAACACCATATCAATCTTTAGGTGCCAGAGGTGTCAACAATCTGACGAACCAAATGATCAGGAGTTTATTACCAACATCAAACTTCTTTAAACTTGAGGTATCTGATGCTGCTGTGGCAGCTGGAGAGTTCTCAGAAGGAGAGGTAGCTCAGGATATATCAGTTGTTGAAAGCACAATAATGCAATCCATAGATAACCAAAGTTATAGAAATGCAGCTTACCAGGCCCTGAGGGACGTTATAATAACTGGTAATGCTCTTATGCAACACACTAAGAATGGCCCTAAGACCTATAGGCTTGATAAATTTGTTGTACAGAGGGATATGGAAGGTTCATTACTTGAGATAATCACAAGGGAAGGTATAGCCTATGAGAATTTAACTGAAGATATTAGAGCAGCCTTAGTTAGATATAATACAAAAGATAAATCCAGAGCAGACTATGAAGATTCTACAGAAGACTTGAATCTTTACACAAGAGCTGTTAGAACTACAAAGGGATGGGAGGTAACTCAAGAGATAGATGGGCACCAATTGAGTCCTAAAGAATTTTCTGAGGAAAACTTTCCATATCTTGTGTTACGATGGTCTAATATATCTGGAGAACACTATGGTAGAGGCTTTGTGGAGCAATACTATGGTGACTTACATACACTTGAGATTATTAGTAAAGCTTTACGAGTTGGGGCTATTCAGGCAACCAGAGTAATCTGGACAGTTGACCCTAGTTCTATTATATCACCTAAGGATATCAAGAATGCTTTTAATGGTGATATTATCAGTGGTAGAGCAGATGCTGTTAATGTAGTACAAATGAATAAATATGCAGATTACCAATGGGTACTCACGTTCAAACAACAACTTGAATCATCATTATCAAGAGATTTCTTACTCATGGAATCAGTCACTAGGGATGCCGAAAGAGTTACTGCAGAAGAAATCCGTACAATGACACAGCAACTTGAGACTTCCTTAGGTGGAGTCTATACGTTGCTAGCAGAGGACTTCCAGAAACCATTAGTAAGTTATATTCTTTATGATTTAATTGAACAAGGGAAGATCGATAAGTTACTTAAGACAGGATTAAAGAACCTTGATATTAAGATTGTTACTGGATTTGAAGGTCTAGGAAGAGGCCAAGATTACCAGAGATTAGCAACATTCTTAAATCTTGTTCAGGCAAATCCTGAGTTATTTAATTACGTTAATATCTCTGAGTTACTAACGAGAATTTCGGTATCATTAGGTATTGACAAAGGTGTACTAAAGACTAAACAACAGTTAGCTCAAGAGCAACAACAGGCTCAAGAGCAACAGATGATGATGGAAATGCTAAAGACGGGAGCTGCAGTAGCTCCTAAAGGAAACCAACAAGGAGGTAATGCAAATGGCAGCTAAGAAAACTACAGAAACTAAGAAACAAACGTTAACTAAAGGTGTTGAAGAGAAAGTTGTTACTGCAAGTGAATCACCTAAAGAAAAAGAGATTATAGAAGAAATGGCACAAAAAGATGGTACTACAGTGAAGAAAATAAATGACAAAATTACACTAAAGATCATCAGGCACTGATGTGACTAAGGAGGGATATAATGGATAATTTTCAACCAATGCCAGGTTCCATAGCAGTCAAAGATGGGCAAGTTGTTGGTGGTGATTCTGAAGTAGCTACACCAACAGGAACCAATGGTAACACTCAAGAATCTACAGAGCAACAGACCCAAGGTAACCCTGAGCCAACTAAAGAGACTCAAGAGACTACTGATGAAACTCAGAAGTTACTAGCAGGTAAATATAAATCCGAAGAAGAACTAGATAAAGGACTTAAGAATCTCTTAGAGACTTTTGATTCTAAAGAAGAGGCTTATAAGGCTATAGAAAAAGCTAAGGGTATGGAGCAATTGAAGTCTAATGTTGACTCCAAAGAACCCAAGAGTGAAGCTGAAGAAAAGGCTCAAGAACTCTTTGGCCAAAAAGATCTTGAGATTTATTATGATGAGTTCTTACAAGATGGTAAACTTTCAGATAAATCTAGAGAAACACTTAAGAAAAAAGGTGTTGACCCAGAGACAGCTGAAGCAGCCATAGCTGGTATCAAAGCTCAAAAAGATGCTTATATAAACAAAGTATTTGAAGTAGCTGGTGGTGAACAAGAGTATAAAGATCTTGCTAAATGGATCTCTGAAAGTGGAGATCAGGAGTTACTTCAGACATTTGAAGTAGGAATCGTAGATTTAGGCCAGAAGGCACCAAAGTTAGCTGAATTAATTATCAAAGGTGCCAAGGCTATGAAAGAGTCAGCATCACCAGAGTTAATCTCAGGATCAATGGCATCTGGAGAAACTGATGTCTATAAATCCAGAGATGAATTTGAGAAAGCTGTTGCTGGCTATATGAAATCAAAAGATCCAAAGGAAGAAAAGAAAGTCTGGGAGAAAGCTATAAGAAGTGGCTACGTAAAATATTAATATTCTCCAAGTATCCTCATAGTTTCTCCAGGTTTCTTTAGAAACTTGGGGAGCCCTAAGTTCCTATGTCTGCGGATATAGTTAACTTGGGATACCTCAACAAGGTACTAAAGACAGTGAGAACAAGTAATGGATATTGTTGGAGCTAAACTAAGATATGAAAGGAGTGAAAAAGAATGGCTTATGTATTCGATAGACAAGGGTCACCTACAGGTCTGGATGCTACTGCCTTAGAATTATTTAAGGTTAAATTTGCAACAGAAGTAGAGACCTCATTTAAAGCTCAAACTATTATGGATCAATTTACTGAGAAAGTAACAATCCAAAATGGTAAAGGCTATGAGTTCCCTATACTAGGTGACATGCATGCTATAAGGCATAGCCCAGGTACTACTTTAGCAGGCCAAACAGGTACTAGAGATAAAAGAACAATTTACCTTGATAAGAGACTTGTTGTACCAAAATGGATCCCTCAAATTGACATTTTGATGGATCACACAAACCAAAGATCTAAATATGCAAGTTCTATGGCATATGCACTAGCAACTCAGTATGATATTGACCTTATGAGAGAGGTTATTAAAGGTGCTAGAGCTCCTGCTACTTGGGGAGACCTAGGAACAAATGTTGATGGTGTTGTAGGTGGATCTCAGATTGTTGATGATGCATTTATTGTTGAAGCAACAGTAGGTTCTGCTAATGGTGTAGATCAGGCTAAAGAATTAGCTGCAGGTATCTTTGCAGCAGCTGCTGAGTTTGATAAAAAGAATATACCAAAAAATGGCAGATACTTAATGTTGAGACCAGATGAATACTATGTTCTCTTCCAAAACCTTGACTTGATCAATCAATGGTATGGTGGTAGAGGTAGTATTGCTGAAGGTAATATACTTAAGATTGCAGGTTTTAATATAATTGAGAACAACTTGTTACCATCTGATAATACTGCGGGTGCTCTTGATAACGAAGGAGATCTTGATCCTCATGGTGTAGATGCTTCGCAGACTGTTGCTATAGCATTTACCAATGAATCCTTAGGTACTGTAGAACTTCAAGGTATCTTCTTCTCTGAAGATTTCCATACCGAGAACATTTCGTACCTAATGTATGCAACATATATCGTTGGTCATGGTTATTTGAGACCAGAGGCATGTCTTGAGTTAAAACTTGATAC